GTCATATATACTATTATTAGGAATAGGACTAGGTATAGGACTAGGTGCTACGTTTTTGCTTGTAGCATTATCTCTCTTTGCTAGACCACCCTTTTTACCAGCTTCTGATCTTCTTTGATATTTACCTACAAGATATGCGTGTTCTTGAACTAATCTTTTATGTGTAAAAATAAAATCACTATCTTTTTTATCAATTATAAAAAATTCTTTTAAAACTTCCATAACTCTTAATTCACAATCTTTAGTTCTGCATTGGCAAATTCTCATTGCGTCTATCTCTTTGAATGGTTTAGTGTTTTTTGTCCAAGCAAAGCATAATAATCTAATATATATACCTACTTGCTCGTTTGTTAAATGTACTGTTTCAGCAGTAAATGTATCTGTAAATAATTGTAATGCGTGAAATTTATTCGTTTCCTTTGTCATAAAATATATCTTCCTTTTCTAGTTGTTTGATTTTTTCGTTTGCTTCTTCTAATAATTCATTTTCTGTACCGAACAGTTTAATGAATACTTTCTTATTTAAATGCACAGATTCATTTCCCATATTATGATGTTCAGGGCATAAAGGAATTGTTTCTGTGTGTGGTGGCCTTAATGATAAGCCTGTATGTTTTCTTATGTGGTGTATTATAGGCTCACTAAATATTCCTTTTTTAGCACAAGCCATACAGCCAATTCTTCTTAACTTATCAAATCTTTCTTTATCTTTTTTTTTCATTTCTTCGTGTCGTCTATGTCTATTACGATCTATAACTTCAAAGTGTTCTTCTTTTAGTTCAGCCATATTATCTACATATTGTTGGTACTCTTTTCTAATAGCTTCATCTTTTCCAAAAGTATCTTGATGTGCAAGTTCTTTATTAAGTTTAAATTCAAGATAACTAATCGTCTTTAAGTGAATCTTTAATTTTTTCACAGTGGTTTTCAATGTTTTCTATTTCTTGTAAAATAGATTCACTATTATTTTTACTTCCTGTGTAATCTGAAAGTTCAACTAAACTACCAAGCCTAATCATTTTCAACAATCTTTTAAAGGCTCTCCTGACGTGCATATCTGACATATCAGAAACCATAATCCATTCTTGTTTAGATTTTGAAAAATAATATTCTTCAGGTGTTGTTTGTTGAGTTTCATCAGTTTTCGGTATATCTAAAAAATCTTCTCCACTCATAAAAGTTTCTCCTGTTGTGTGTTATCTTCTTTATATGGCTTCCAATCAAAATCTACAAGTCTATATTTTTTGCCATCAAACTTACTTGTAAAAGATTCATCAGTATAAGATTTAGCAGATTTTAATTTTTCGTAAGGTATAAACATATATTCTGTTCCATGAGTTATACCTAAAGAAGTTTTTTGTCTTAATGCTTTTTTATAAATATAATCTCTTACGCTTACTTTCCCTAACCAAACTTTATCTACTTGAACTTTGATCATTTGTTATCTCCATTTCTTTAGTTAATAATAAAGGCTCTAATTCATTTTCATAAGTTAGTTTTTCAATTTTAGATAACGCTTTTTCTTTTTCAAGAATAGAAATATCTGCACCCTCTAAAACTTGATAAGGGTCGCCATCTTGAAAACTTTGTAAAGGTATTGAATAAGCACTACAAAATTCTAAAAGTTTTTCTGAAGAAATACCATTAATTATTTTTTCATACTTTTGAACTTGCTGAAACGATACGCCTAATTTTTTTGCAACTTTAGTTTGTGTTTGTTTTTTTGCATAACGATGTGCAACTAGCATTGAAGCTATTTGTAATTTAACATTCATGTTTTTTTCCTGTGAGTTGTGGGGAAAGAAATCGGTAAAAACTTTCCCCATTTATAACTAGAAAGGGAGTTAAGAATAACTCATCTTTATTAATAACCGATTTGAACATTAAGAACAACATATCTTATTACGAGTGTCAAAGCTGTCAAAAAACTTTGATAAAAAAGGTATTAATTGCTGAAAAGCCTCTTAATTGCTGAAAAGAAACAAGTTTGCTTTTTTCGTCAAATCAGGCATAGTCTTGTTATTAAGTCTATGTTAAATCGGTACTCGACTTTAATCGCATAAAAACTGATTCAGAGCCATTGGCGTTAATTCTAAGTTTTGACCTCGTTAAGTTGTACGTTAATCAATGGAGATCCTCAAAGAGTGTGTGTTCAGACCTACGATTTAGATTGTTATAAATTAGTTTCTGCAACCTTTAGCAAGTTGCACTGATGATGTTAGCTAAATAATAAATACGAAAAACTAGAAAGGTAAAAATGAAAAAACTAATAATTAATGAAAATGTTTTAAGAGAATTTTCTTTGACTAGAGAATTATTTAACTTTGAAAACATTAGAACTTATTATGAAGATTTTCCAACTAAAGGAATGATAAAAATTCTTTTTAAGGATTATCTTCCTGATGGTTTAACTAAGATTTCTGTAGAAGCTGTGGTTATAGGAATTAATGATATTAAAAATTTTTCTGAACTACAAGAAACTATCGCTACACCGATATTTGAAACAACTAAAGGAATTAATTTATAAGACGAAAGGGGAAATCATTTCTTCCCCTCTATCTACTGTTGCTAGTAGGTACTGATGATGTCAGCTACATTAAATAACTAGAAAAAGGAACACAATGAAAAAAGGTCAAGACATAAAAGAAATGCTTAAAAAAATTAATGACGATACATCTAACAAAAAAGATTATCTTGTTGATTTAAAAGGCATGAAAGTAAATACAAATGATTACGTTTATCCTAGTATAGAGGTTGATCATTTGACGACAGGAGAATATCAATTAACTGATACCTCTTTAAATCATCTATGCAACAGATTAGAAATCGGTACGAGATATATTTCTAAATGTTTGCCTGTAAGTCAAGAACTTGTAACTCATAATCTTAACTTTTGGATTAACAACAGTAAAGAGAAAGAGTTAATGTTAAGAACTTACGACATGCAACCTATCAACGAGGTAAGAGCAATAATGTCAAATCGTTACAAAAGAATTGATAATGATGTTGTTGCAAACTCTACTCTCGACAAACTTATGGATATGAATGCAGAATTAAAGTACGCTCACTACGATAGAGATACTTTAAATATTACTGCTGTTCTTCCAAAGCTAGAGGGAGAAGTAGTTGAGGGTGATGTTGTTCAAGGTGGTATCACGATTACGAACTCTGAAATAGGTGGTGGCTCTTTAATTGTTAAGCCATTCATTTACAGATTAGTTTGTACTAATGGTATGGTTGCACCTGAATATCTAAATCAGTTTTACGCAAAGCATGTTGGTAAAATGATTATTGATTTAGACAATGACGACCAATGGAAAACAATCGTTGATAAAATGGGTCAGCAGTTAGAACTTGTTAGCAATCCTGAATTGTTTCAGGAAAATGTTGAAAAGTTAAAACAAGCTACTCAAGATAAAATCAACTCACATCAAGTAGAAGTTCTTGCAAAAAAACATGGTCTTTCAGATGATGAAAGAGCAGGAGTTTTTGAAAGACTTAACCACTATGTAGGAGAAACTTTTGTTACTTCTAAATACGATGTTGCCAATGCGATTACGAATATTGCTAATGACGAAAGTAAGTCAGACGACAGAGCAAGATTCTTACAAGAACTTGGTGGCTTGGTTATTTTTTCAAACAACCCAATAAGTGCAAGAATATAAATCAATCAGAATGGTGGGGTTTGTAGCCCCACCTAGAAAGGGAAATATGAAAAAAATACTAGACGCTTTAGATTACATATTATTCGGTGCAATGATGTTGTATTTCTTTTGTGGTGGTTTTAAATTAACAATAGATTACTTAATAGGAGTTCAATAATGTTAATATTTGGAAAAACAAAAAATGATTGGAAAGCAATAGAACTTTATTACAGACGTGAGTGGTTATGTTTTGTAGTTGGTTTTATATTAGGAGTAATAATATGGTAGATAAAATAATAGAAAAAAGATTAGAGTTCATAACTAGAATATCTAATAAAAGAAGATGGACATTCGGAGATAACAACCCTTATTTTGACGAGGTATATACACATATGCCTAAAATAAAAGCTGTTACTATGAATGAATATAAACGTAAACTAAAAGAAAGGAAAAAAAATGAAAAAGATCGGATACTTGCTCATTTTAATAAGTTTAAGCCAATGTGCTTATAAGCCGATTGTTGATAGTGCTGGACGTAGTGGTACTTTCGATAAAGCTAAAGCAGTTGAAATAACTAATGATCTTCAACATTGTAAGACTATCGCAAAAGAAAATACAAATTTTGTTAGCAACATTTTGTATTGGTCGTTCAGTAGTACAATGGACACAAAGTATGAAGCACTCGTTAGAAAGTGTTTAAACAATCGTGGACATTCCATTTTAAACTAGAAAGGTTGTTATGGATAAAACAAGAAAAACTGATTACTTAATTGATGGTATGATAGTAGAGATTAAAAAAAAACCATCTGGTAAATTATTTAATCAGTTAATAGGCCTGAAATTTAAAAGTATCAGGCTTAAATGTAAGCTAACTGTTGACGCAGTAGTAGAGGACAACAAACCATACTTTAACTCGGTTTATGATTTATATAAATTCGAGAAAGGTATTAAATCAGACGCTTCTAAATTATGGAATCTTTCAAAATATTATGGTTTTGATTTGCCAAATTTTTTAGATAGTGTCATAACTAAAAAGGAAAAAAATGTACATAAAACATAAGTTAAAAAATGGTATCGAGTTAGACTTTGATGACCAAAACCACATTTATTATTGTAATGGGGAAAAGGTCGAAAGTGTAACAGGAATTTGTGGTAAAGGCATTCCTAAACCACAATTAGTTAATTGGTTAGTTTATACTCCGATTAGAGAGATAAAAGATTCAATTAACGATATTATGGATAATGGTAAAACATTAGACAGAGTTAGTCTTGAAAGAATAATACATCAAGCTACAAATAAAACTGACAGAGTTAAAGATGACGCTGGTTTAGTTGGTAGTGTAGTTCATGGATTGATTGAAGATTATCTTCAAGGAAAAAAAATTCCTACCCAATCTGATCCAGCAGTTGTTAATTGTTGGAACATATTTTTAGATTGGTGGAAAACCCAAGAATACGAGGTAGTTGAATTAGAGAAAAAGATTTTTTCTAAAAAGCATAACTACGCTGGTACTCTTGATCTTGTCCTAAAGGATAAGCAAGGAAAACTTGTTTTAGCTGATATTAAAACAAGTAACCATATATCATTTGACTACACATTACAGTTAAATGCATATAAGTATGCGTATGAGGAAGAAACTAAACAAAAAATTGCTAAAGGTTTAATCATAAGGTTGCCTAAAAAAGATAGCAAGATTGAAGTTAAGGAACTTCCTTTAAATAAAGAAATGTTTAATGCTTTTCTTGGTGCTAAATCTTTGATGTTAGCTATGGAAAGTCCTAAACAAAAACAAAAAAAACAAAAACAGAAACAACAATAAAGGAAAAACATGACACAAATACAACAAGGAAAACTACCATTCTGTGGATTAACATTAAAATTATATTCTACAGGAAACCAAGCCCCAAAAATGGAGTATCAAGCTTCATCTAATAAGGCTCAATTTCAATGCACACTAACTAAAAATATGTTTGATTTAACAAACATACAAGGTTGGTTAAATACGCCACAAGTACAAGAGTATGTACGTTCAGGCCATGTGCTGAAATGGGGTGCAAAAACAACACAATCAGAAGCAAATAAATATAGTAATGGAATGGGATTAGAGGTTACTTATTATATGGTTAAACCATTTAGTAAAGCTGGTTATAATCCTCAACCAACTATGCAACAACCAATAATGCAACAACCACAGCAAAGCTACCAACAAGCTACACAAGGTGTACAGTTTACTGATGATAAGTTGCCTGTAAGTCCTAGAGAAGAAATTGATTGGTCTAAAGAAAGTCCAACTGATTTTAACCCTGATATGTATGAAAGAGAACTTGGTTAATGGCTGAACAACCAAAGTACATAGAGTTAAGACCAAAGACTTTTAACCCTGATCAGATATTAATATATTTAGATAAAGTAGATAAGCTATTCGCTGATACTGAAATCGAATATCATAATGTTAAAGATCAGGTACAGGAAGTTTTTGATTATGTTGTTAGCGAAAGAATGGATAATGAAAAAATATCTGTTTCTTTAGCAAAAGTTAAAGCAAGTAATGATGAAAGATATAAGAAAGTTAAAATAGAACTTTCTACCAATCATAAAATGTATTTGTATTATAAAATACAATCAAAGTTGGCTCATTCATATTGCGAAAACTTAAAGCAACAATCTATTAACATCATAGCAACAGAAAAGTTGATGAAATAGATAAATGAATTTTACTAACGAGAATTGGATTGCTCCTTTGTTTATCAGTTAGTAAATAGAGTTATTAGCGAGAGTTAATAATTTGGCTAGGGTGGTTTCTTAATCTGGTTTGGAACTGCCCTAGTTTCTCGTCACATCAAAATACTTCAAACTTGTTTTAGAAGTAATTTTTATTTCCTTATAATTATAATCAATTAATTCAACATCATCGTGTGCAGTTAAATCGTGAATTGTTTTTAACAGTTTAGGTCTGTCAGGTATTGTATCAATAAATTTTAACGCAACAAAATGTCCATACGGATTGTACTTACTTTCAATTTGAAACTCTGCGTCTATGATTACTGCGTCTGCCATTAAGACATATTATTATTTTTTACGCATTATGTCAGCACCTTTTAATCCATATATTGCAGATACGACACCAATAAAAATTCCTTGATACCAATAAGGAAGCTGATTAAAATACTCAAAAAATAAATCTAGTTTATTACGAATTTCAATATCGTCAGTGAAAATAGAATAACCCAATATAAGAATAGGAATGGAAATAAGTATAAGGACAAATTCATCTTTGTAGCCATTATCATTACTCTCAATAATTTTCGCTTTATATTCAATTTCACCCTTGCTCATTTTCTCGGCATGAAGCATTTGTGCGTCTGAAAGTAATTGTTTGGTTCGTTGTTTATTTTGATATAGCTTCGCCCCTGTCTTTACACCTAACGATAATAAATTCAACCACATTTTATTCTTTCTCCAATAATTCTATTTGCATATCAATTACATGCTTTGCTTTTTTTAAATCTTTAATCTGATCTTTTTTATCTTTCCATTTTTTATCATATCTCGAAACATATTTTATGACGTGAGTTTGACAAGCGTTAAGGCCATTAGCCATACAATACTCTAAAGGCTGAATTTTAAGCGTCTTATAGTGATTCCCTGATACCTGTTCAGAAAAAGCAGAGTTTGTTGTCTGCGTGGCTCTATGGCTCTTTAAAAGGGTCTTTTTTAGTGTATTTGAACTCATAATAACTTTCCTATCCATTTGCCTGATTTATCTTTAATAAAAGGCTCTATGATTGGTAACCCATTTTGTATCACAGAGCAACCTATAATCGGTCTAGCTTTCTGTACCTTATTGTAGCGAAAGGCCAATGATTTATTATCAATCATACAACCAACTTGCAAACCAAAGTACAGGCCTAAACTATTTCCATAATATCTAACACCCATTGACGAATGATAATGTCCTTGCACACAACTCATTCCCATACTTTGTGCTAATTTTAAAACGTCTGCTGTCTTACCATGACAAAAATAAACTTTTCCTAAAGGTGTATCTATTGTTAAATCATCGTGCCATTTCCAACCTTTGCCAACTTGTAAAAAATCATTATAATTTCTTAAATACGCTTTTGGTATTCCATGTTTTAATGCTCGTCTATAAACCAAGCTACCATGATTAGAATCCATTAAATCCATTTGAGGAAATAACTTTTCTAATTCTTTTATTGTTGGTAAAGATAATTTAAGTTCATCTCCAGCACTAGGAAGATCAGGGTCTGAATCATGAAATGACATAGCGTGTTTATCTAATTCATCGCCAACATGGATTACCTTATCAAAATTTTTGTATTTATTTTTTAACGCTTTTAAATATGGTAATAATTCTGGAACAGAATAGGGTATGTGAGTATCAGAAATAATAAGAACGTTCTTGTAAATCATACACTTACAGCTTGTACTTCCTTTTTACTTATTTGTAAAGGTTTAGACCTTATCAACTAAAAGCATAATTATATAACCCATAGCACTGATTAAAGAACCAGCACAGATTAATAATATTTTTTCAATTCTGTTTATCTGACTTTGTAGATCGTGAATTTTATCGTGTGTTGCTTTCTGCATTATACGACATAGCTTTTCGTGTGATTCTATTTTTTGTAATGCAGATTTGCTCATTTTTTTTTCTTTGGTTTGTATTTTTTAATAGCTTGTGAAATAAACATATTTTTTACTAAACTAACACCACCACCAAACCTACGATCTGCTTTAGCTTTTGCACTTTTATAGGCTTTAGATTTTTTGTTAAACGCTTTTGGTTTCCCTAATTTCTTTGGCCTTGTTTTATTCCATACAGCTTTTTTTCTCATTACTTTTTCTTTTTCTTTTTATTCATTTTGTTTTTCTTTTTAGCTGGTCTTCCTTTTTTGCTTCCGTATGTACCCATTCCTCTTGGCATAATATTCTCCTATTAGTTTGTTAATTTTCCATCTGACCATTTGGCCTCTGGTAATCCATTTGTATATGATTTTCCATCAAATGTTAATACTTGTTTTCTATTAGAACCATCTTTGTACGATACATGTATCCACCCACTGTTAGGCTCTCCTGTATAGAACTCTAAAATCAGCTGATCAAAGTCAACGTTGTTTTCAATCCAAAGTGCGACAGCTAAATTTGAAACACCAGCTATTTCAAAATCACAGGCATTCCCTGTTGTATGTTGTGAAGTTTTTTTACTTCCTATTGCTTCACATAATGCTTCTGAACGATATCCAGACGTGATGGTAACAGGCTTGTCGAACTTTGCTCTCACAGGCTCTAATACTTCATAACAAAGATCGCCTAGATTTTTAATCTCTCCACTACCAGCTTTATTTTTAATACCTTTTCTTGTAGCAGTTTGTGATTTCTCAAATTCTTCTAATGTAAAATGTTTTGATAATTGCATGATTATCTCCTATTTTGCAGTTGTTGGTATTCCTGTTGATGTAACAAATGGATTTTCACTGAAAGCCATAATAATATATTCTTGACCTGAACCATTGACAGCAGTATTTGTGGTTCTCATTTTTATACCATTACTTAAAAAATCAAATCTGTCTGAGGATTCTTGTCCTTGAGATAAATCTGCATACATAGGTTGGTTCATAAGATTAAATGGTGATCTTTTATTATCTAACATATTCCAATTATTTATAGCTGTGCTTTTCACCATAAGCCAAGCTGGTTTAAATCCTGTATAAACAAATGTTCCATCAGCATTACCATTACCAACATAAGATGAAAACTTACTAAATCCTTTTTTCTCTGCGAAGCAGTAGGCAATCATATTTTTTGAACTACCATTTGTACTACCAGCAGTTCCAACTGAAAAAACAGAAGATGTAGGTGCTGTATCATTCCAAACTCCTGAACTATCTCCTGTGGCATTTGTGGCATTTAATTGAAGATAATCTGTTTCAGGTGCTGAAGTATTAGCACCATGATAAACTATCCAATCTTCCCCATTGTCTGTTCTATTTTTAACTATATACATACTTAATTTTGAACCAAGTCCATGACCGATTGTAGATGCACTTCCTGACCCTGTCCAAGAAACAATACTAAATCCACTTGTAGTATTGGCACTAACAGTAGAGGTTATGCTTCCATCTGTGTTTGATGATGCAGAGCCACCAGCTCTCCATGCCCACCCAACAAATGTATTAGAATTAACAGCAAAGTCAGCTTGTGTTCCTAATACATAACCATCTGCATTAAAAGCTGTTACACCTTGTGCATTTGTTAATTCTGATGCGTTACCCTCTGATTTTAACTGTTTAGTTATACCTCTTACACTATCTGTTAAAATATTTGAGTAAGAATCTGACCGATTCTTTGCCCATAAGAAATCTGGTTGAAATCCTACACCAGATATTGTTTGTGCATTACCATCTCCTGACCAAAGAGAAGTATTAAAATAATCTGATGGTTTGTCTAATCCGTTTGTATAACTCATTATCCATACTCCGCTAGGTTTTTTGTGTTAAGTGCATAATATCCTGATGGTACAGCATATTCAAAGTTTCCATAGCCATTACCATCTGTGTTGCCTGATGAGATACTAAATGATGGAGAGCCAAAATTCCAAGATACTGTATTGTTTTGTGCATTACTATTACTACCACTATAGAAAAAATACCCACCAGAAATAGATGAAGATGGAGAACTAAATCCAGTTATTGCACCAGTACCAGTAGAACCAGATGTTGGTACTCCACTATTTTGCCATGTACCATTTACCGAAAAATATAATTTTTCATTATCTAAATCTAATGCTATTCCAATTATGTCGTTTAATCCGAAATCACTACCATAAGATGATCCAGTTCCTTGAACATTTTTACCACCAGCACCATCATAATTATTATAAGTAGTGTTAAGACTTCCATTATCTTGATTTAGTCTTGATATTTCAGAAACATCTTGTGTGATACCAATAATAATCCTACCTACATCACTAGACGTTGCAAGATATTTTACTTCTGCATACCATTTACCAGTTGTCATTTGAAAAGTAGAACCACCATTAACATAAGAACCATTAACACCTTGTGATACCAAATTTCCTTCTGAAAATGTACTAACACCAGTATTAGGCAAACTTGCTAAAGGATTTAATGTTGCAAAATTATTTGTGCAAGTATCAGTAGATTGATCTATTGCTGTAAGGTTATTAACTGTAAAGTCATTGTTGTTTCCTGATACATCATTACCTAAAGCTGAACTATCTTCAAAGTCTAAATAAAATCCATTAGAGCCAAAGGTTAAACCAGATACATCTATTGGTTTCCATATTCCACTATCTTCGTCAAATTCTCCAAATGATGTTGGTGTTAGTTGTTGTCCATCAATTAAAACACATTCTGCCATATAGCCATCAAAATAATCATCATTTTGTCTTTCTCCTATATTTTGTTTTGTAGTG